ACCGCCTTATTGATCGCATTCACATAAGATTCGCCGGCCTGTTCTGCGAGCTTTGCCAGTGACGTGTTAATGTCGCCGTTTGCGCTGTTTACCCATGAGTCAATCGCTGATTTCATAGCGGGCGTCATTGTCACGTTCTGCGGGATAACGCGGTTAATCTCGTCCAGCGCGCTCTGTGCGGTCTGCTCTATGTCGGTATAGTTCATATCCGCTATAATGTCACGATACTTGGCGACGACTGCTTGCACTTCTGTTGTCAGCTTACCCATGTCTGCGAGCCGCTCTAGCTGCCATTGTCCGGCAGGCTTGTTAATGTCTCCGGACACAAGTAGACCGACAATCTTATTGAGTATATCTGTTTCGATCTCGTAGAGCAGCTCTGACGTTGTCACATATCACCGTCCGCCGGTATTGTCGGCAACTGTACGCCCTCTGCTTTGATTCGCTCAATCTCCGCTGTAGGATCTTCAATAACAGATGCGGGGAAAAGCCTCATCGCGGTTTCTTGCGACATTATCGGCTTTCCGCCTGTTGCGGTTGCTGCGAGAAGGATCGTGTTCGCAAGGTCAAACGGCAGATTACGCCGGAATGTTACCGTCACATATTCAGCGTTCTCTTTGTCCTGGATGTCGCTTGTTTTGTGTCCTGCAATAAGCTCAATGCGACTGTACAGCGCACGGACGAAATACGCTTCGATGTCTGATACCATGTATTCCATTCCAAGCAGTTTGTAAAGCTGCGCAATCCCGGAAGCGGTCGCAAACTGATCATCATTTGGGTTCGCGATACAAAGCATTTCATAAATGAGCCGCTCGTTGCGCTCGAGTGTGCTGTTAATAAATGAGTCATTAACATTGCGCTCCAAATACCCGGCGGCCTTTTTTATGTCGTCGAACAGCGAGGACAGATTATCAAGCACCCGCATTTCCCTCAACTTGTCGACTTGAGTCTTGCCGTTCTCATCTTTTGTCACCGCGTCAATCTTCTGGCCAAGCAGCAGTATAGAGTCTGCAAATTTGTCGTGCTCGTTTGCGACTCCCGATATGCGTTTGTCGAAGTCATCGATAAGCGGCAAACAGTGGTCAAACAGGTTTCGCTTGTCGCGGTCAACTGTCGCTTCGATAACTGGTACACGTCCGTATAAATGCAGCCCGCTTGTTTCTTCGGCGAAATCTTTTTCTTTTGCCTTGCGCCGGTATTCAATATATTGTTGTGCGTCGTACCATGTGGCGCACTCGGTTCCGTCTTGCATTTTCCGGTACCAGACAAACTCTTTTAAGCGCGGCTTAAGGTCGTCGGTGTATATAGGGATACATTGATCTATCGGCAAGGTCCCAAAATAAAATTGCTCTTTCCCGCTGTCGTCTTTTGCGTACCAATGCAGCTCAAAACCGCTTCCGTAAGTACATGCGTCCTCAAACAACTCCGCGGTACTTAGTTCCTCGCCGTTGCGGTCGTATATCGGCTTGATGTTCTCGTCGAACCAGCCGTCTTTATCGGTATATCTTATATTCCCGACTTTTGCGAAATATCCTTTGATCAACTTGATAGCGCGGCGCACGAACGGGACGGGGATCCGGTTGTCCGGTTCCGGCTTTGCGGAGTCGTAATAAATGGCCGCGTTTACTCCAATGCGATAACTTTTCTGGTCATAGTTCCGATGCGAAAAACAGCGGCGCTGTTCTACGATCTGCTTTATCTCTTGATTTGTCATTGTCTCATATCCTCGCTAAAGTGCGAATGTCCGCCGTCGGTATGCTGACTGCATTCGTGTTCATGCCAAAATGCTCGACAACTCCGCTAATGCTGTCGGGAAAATCATCGTGTTTATTCTTGCCCTCTCTTTGATAACTCATTGCGGCACTGTATGCGGCTGGCCACCGTTGCGCCCACCCTTCCGGAAATAACACGTATTTTTGCACAAGCGGCGCGTTTGTCAGTATCCGCGATTGTTTGTTGTGCGTCTGATGAAACCAACGCACCGAGCACATGTATCGCCGTTCGTGCAAGATACGCTGAATGTTCCTCGCAAACGCCCGCCCGCCGTTGTTACTCTCAATCATTATTTCGCGGGTCCCGTTACTTGCTATCATATCACAGAGCTGCGATTCTGTCAACTCTTGTGCGTCTTGCGTGTATAAAATGTCAGTGACGTAAATGTATTCACCAGCCTGTGCCCCTAGTATAGCACATAAATAGTCTGCGCCTTCGTCTGCCGTGTCACAGTATCCGATATATCCGTGTACATTTTTAGGTATCTCTGAATATGTCGCAAAACCTGAATAAAGCCGGCCTTTAATGTCTATTCGCTTCATGTCATAGTTCGCCGCGAAAATAGCTTCGTCTGCGATTGCCTTTTTGATGTCGTATGACTCGCGTGATAATAGAGCGGGACACAACATTTGACCGTCTTTCAGCGCCGGCATTGTTAACACTACCACTTTGTCCTGCTCATGTTCTTGCACTCGTGCGCTAATGTCAGCTTTCGCCCACGGGGTCATACAGATTATCTGTATCGCGCCTTCCTCTGTACGACTGATAAACGTTCCGGTGTACCATCGCCATATTTTATCAAGTGCGGCCTCGCTGTACGCTGTTTCGGCGTCTTTGATCGGGTCATCGACAATAAGCAGCGACGCACCGCGACCGGTCACACTCCCCCCGACGCCGCATCCCTTGTAATTAAAGAACTGGCCTTCGAGCGCCCACTTGTGAAACGCCGCGTCACCTTTTTTTATTTTCGTTTCTGGGAAAATATCACTGAAAACGGTTTCATCAGGGGTGTTCTTCTCTTGGCTGATAATATCGCGGGTGTTTCGCGAAAAGTCCTGTGCGAGATCGTCAGAATAAGATGCTGTGATTATTTTTTCGGATGGATTGCGCCCTAACACCCACGCGGAAAGGTTCGTCAATGTCCGGCTCTTGCCGTGTCTAGGCGGCATTTCAATTATCAGCTTTTCGGCTGTGCGGCCTGTTTTTGTGGCTAGCTTGCGCTCATAAAATGCTTGCAAGGTGTTGCAAAGCGCTATCAAGTGCGGCCTGTCATCGGTGTAAAAATCTGGGGAAAGAAGATTGCAAAATGCCCAAAAGTTTTTTCTGACTCTCATCAATAGCTTTTGAGTCAACAGGCTTGCATATTCCCGCTTTTCACTTAATGTCAGCACGTAGCTTTTCTTCTAGTTCTTTTATTCTTGCGTCGATTGCTGATTCTGAAGTTTCGATTTTACCTGAATGGTTTATTTCCTGCCGGTCTTTCCATCCGGCTCTATTTTTAAGCCAAATGAATGCGGCTGCTGTATCTGGGGGATAGTACTCTTCATATGGGGCATATACAGGGCTTTGGGCATTCGCTGGCATAAATATCTTTACAGCGTTTTTATTCACGAACCCGCAAGCCTTATTGTATAGCGCTTCTGCGACTTTGGCATCTGCTAGTTCCTTGCCTCTTTTTATGGACTCAAAAAAATTTGGGTGTTTTATCTTCCAACCGTTTATCGTTTGTTCCGTAACACCGAAAAACTCACCTAATTGTGCATCCGTAGCCCCTAGAAGACAAAACTTGTATGCTAGATCATCGTATTCAGGCTTGTACTCTGTCGGTCTACCAGCTCCCATCACATCCCCGTTGTGCCTATAAGTGCCGGTCTTTCCCGGCTGTCAGCCCTCTTTTAGCACAAGTAGCAATCTTGCCCGGCATACGATCCGGCGCGAAAAGTGTGGTGTTTGCGTCTATGCGCACTACCCGCAAAAGAACCATTCGCGTTATACGATCCGCATATCTGCGGCTTATTAGCGCAGGCAGGATTCGAACCTGCAAATGAGACACCTTTATTTAGGTTTTGTTTGTGCCTTTCTTCCCCTTTGATCAGCGTCTACCAATTCCGCCACTGCGCTGTAAATAGCGGCATCCCACCGCTTCGGACGTTTCGTGCTCGTCTACGCTGGCTCTTTCGCCGCTGCACTCAAGCCAGGTTGTGCCCCTCCGAGGGCTATGTCAGGCGGTTCGACCGTCCTGCAGTCTCCGATACTGTGCAGGAGCTAGTGACTAGCATTGTATCGGCATTGCGCTTGCCGGTCCTGTTTTTACGTTTAACGCCCGTCGGCGAGCTGGGTTCCTTCGTTTCGTCTTGTTGACCGATGCCGCTATCCTATACACCCGCTAGGTCTGGCTCATGGCCAGTCACATACTCATGACTAAAACGATCAGCTTCCAGGCTCCGACCACCCCGACAGCCGACATAATAAACAGCGCTGCCAAAATAGCGTAAATAGTCGCCTGTATTATGATCTTTTGAATTAGGGTAGTTTCATTCCGGAAGTTCATTCGTATGTCCTTATGTTAAATTCACCGGATACGGCCTTTTGCAAGGTTCCCGCGGAGCGTCTCGCATCTCCTTTAATCATCCGGCAGAGTGAGGTTATCTTGTGTATGTATGCTTAAGTATTGTGATAATTGCAAGCACTTTTTATTCTGGCAATATCGACGACGGTGCCGCATATACCCGCCGCAC